AGAGCCGGCGATCCTATTGATGTAATTGAAGTAGAGTTAGAGAGTAAGTACTTAAATAGACAGAGAGGTGGTGGAAAAGAGAAAGCTTTATCCGCCGAACTTACAGAAAATTTAAGAAGAGTTACAGAAGCTGTGGATGCTTTTGAGTGGGTAAATCAAAAAGGTTCTGACTCAAAAGCAGAAAGAATAGAAAAGACAATAAAAAATCCTTTGGCAGAAACTGCTAAAAGAAACAAAAATATTCGCACAGATATAAAGCAAGAAGCTGTAAAACTTAGTAAGACAACAGCTTCTAGTAGAAAAAAGAAAACAAAAGTAACGACTGGGGCTGCATTTAAAGATACTTCAGCAGCGAAAACGTCTACCTTTACTCGACAAAATAGACAGAGTATGTTTTCTATAATGGCAATAATTAATCAAAAGTTGCCAAATGTTTTAGAAAAGAATATGAACTATCCTCGCTTAGAAAACAGAACGGGGAGATTTTTAAGAAGTGTAAGACTTACGGATGTTGCACAAACTCGACAAGGTTTTGTAAGTTTCGGATATACTTATCAAAGAGACCCGTATCAAGTTTTTGAAATGGGAACCGGAAAAGTCCCCTGGGCAACGAATGATAGGGATCCTCGAAAACTTATTGATGCATCTATTCGTGAAATTGCGGCAGAAATGGCATTAGGAAGATTTTATACTAGGAGAGTATAGTGGCGGAAAAAGCAGCACATAGACAGTATACAAGCCGCCGGTCTGCTATTACCAAAGCTTTAGCAGAAAAAATTGAAGGTATTGATGGTCGCGGTATTTACCACACTTCAGTCGCAGAAGTAAGTCCTAGACTTAAGTTTTGGGACGAAGTTGAAGAGTTTCCTGCTGTACATTTAAATGCAGGATCTGAAAGTAGACAATATCAAGGCGGTCAGTACAAAGATCGTTTTTTAAATATTACAATTCGATGTTATGTAAATCAAGAAGATGCAGTAGATGCTCTTGACGAGCTACTCGAAGATGTAGAAACAGTTTTAGAAGAAAATAGCAGATTCGTATACTATGACAGAATGGGTCTGGAGCAGTATACTCAACAAATCACCGTTATTAGTATTGATACTGATGAGGGTGTATTAGACCCTCTAGGAGTAGGAGAAATTCTTATAGAGGTTCGATACTAGAAACGACTGGCACGAACAAACGTTCACGTCCAAGTCTTTTCAAAGTTCATAGGAGATAATCTATGGCAGATAAACTTTATTTTAGTCGTGATACAAAACTGTATGTCGAACTAACAAGTAATGCTGGCGTTCACCAAGGAGTTTGGGAAGTGCCAGTTCTTGACGGCTTCAGTTTTTCTCAGGCTACTAATCAAACCGAAATTGGTTTGAACGAAATGGAAAGTACTGCAGGTATCAGCCGTCGGGGCCGACGTCTCTTTACAGACTCTCTGGCTCCCGCGGAATGGTCTTTTAGTACTTATATTCGACCAACTCTTAAAAATTCTAATAATCACCTTGTAGACGAAGTTCTATGGGCAGCAATGGCAGGTGCAGACATTCACGGATCTTCTCCAGGTACCGAAAGCTCAGACTATGATCGTAATAGTGGGGATAAAGTTTCTGGAAATTCTGATCCTGTTTTTGATGTATCTACCGGCGCTATGAACTTTAAGGAATCTAACCGTTCTACGCTTCCGAAAATTACTCTATACTTTGTATTTGAGACGGATGCTGCAGAACCTATGGTATATAAGCTGGCTAACGCAATTGTAAATGAGTGCTCTATTGATTTTGATATTGATGGAATCGCAACTGCTAACTGGTCAGGTTTTGCAAAAGAAGTAACAGACATGAAGAGTGCTGGTCAAGTAACTGTTCAATCAGGAACCACTATCTCAGGCGCAACTTCCGGAGATGTTTTCCTTGATTCAAATAATGACTTAGCCTTTGGAGTAGCTACTGCTGCCGCAGTTCTCAGTTCCGCGTATACAACAGGTGTAACTTCTACTTCTAACTTTATTCGAAATCGTCTAACTCAGCTAGAAGTTCGTGGTCAAAACCCCGATGCAATGGAAGGCAAGCCTGTGGCAATTTCTGGAGTAAGTAATGCTTCTTCGGCGGTTCTTACAGTAGCTTCTGGTCATGGTGTAGCTGTAGGGGATACTATTGCGATTGTCGGTGTAGTAGATGATAATACTTCTACAAATAATACTCTTCAGGCAGCTCTAAACAGTAAAAACCATACTGTAACTTCAGTAAGTTCAACGAGTATCACTATTTCTACGAGCACAAGCGGCCTTGATGGGTATGCTAGCGCAGGCACTGTAAATACAGGTATTTATAGCTTTACCTTGACTGGGGGCAACCTTACAATTTCTAATAATGTAACTTATCTTGTACCGGAAGAAATCGGCACAATTAATAAGCCAATCGAGGGTGTAACGGGTTCACGAGCAATTGGAGGTAACTTTACTTGCTATCTGGTATTTGATGATGCTGGAGCTGATGGAGCAAATACCGGAGCTTCTGCAGACTTCTTTGCGGATCTTGTAGATCCAAACAAAGGTCTGACAAAAGTTGTAAACGACTTTGATGTTACATTTAAAGTTGGTGGTACTACAGCTTCTACTCCGCGTGTTGACTTTAACTTCCCACAAGTTCACATTGATGTACCTTCTCACAATATTGAAGATATTATCTCACTTGAGACAAACTTTGGTGCATATACCAATGACTTCGATACTGTAGATGAGTTCAACATGACTGTGCATGGAGTTTCTGCTTAATAAATATAATAACTTTAATGAAAACCCGCTTCGGCGGGTTTTTTCTTTCCAGGTGTTAAAAATAATTCTTGACATTTATCCTGGCCTTCGATATAATATGTGGTATAAATCAATAATTACCCCTTAAGGACTGAACATGACTGATAAAGAAAAACCTATCTCTCTCGCGAGTCTTATGACTCCAAGTAAAACAGTAACAATTGACTTTCCTGGCTATAAAGGAATGACAGTAGATCTTTGCTACTTAGCGCGAGAAGAACTACTCAAGCTTCGAAAGAGGTGTGTTACAACAAAGTTTAGTAAGAAAACTCGCCAGCCAGAAGAAGAGTTGGATGAAGAAAAGTTTCTTACTGAATACTGTAAAGCAGTAATTAAAGGATGGAAGGGCTTGAAATTTCGATACCTAGAAGAGCTTCTTTTGGTTGATATTTCTGAACTTGATTCCGAAGATACACTGCCGTTTACTCAAGAGAATGCAGAACTTCTTATGAAGAATGCAAATGATTTTGATACTTGGGTAACAGAAACAGTAGGTGATCTAGAAAATTTTACCAGCAACAAGTAGTTGAAGTAAAGAAACTACTTGAGCGTTATGTAAGAGAAAGCTCGCAATTTGATGTAGATAAGTATCTGCGTATGTGCGAGCAATTAGGACAAGAACCAGACTCAGCAAAAATGCCGCTCGATTCTTCTGATTTTCCAGAGGAGGTTCAAGTGGCATTTTTTATATTCAGCTTTTTGTCAGATAACTGGGAGGGAATGTCAGGCACTTATCTAGGAAAAGACTGGACACAGTGCAATCAACTTTTTGAGTTATATGAAGTTGAAAATAAAAAAGAAACTCTATTTTTTATGAAACTATATGAGAATGTGATAGTTTCACACAGAGCAGAGGAAGCAGAAAGAAAACGTAAAGCAGAAGAGCGCAAGGCTCAGTCTGCAGGAGGTGGAAAAAACTACACCCATAATGTGCGTGGCTAATGGCGAAGAATAAGGTTTATATTGACGTAGTTGTAGATGACAAAGGTACTACAAAACGCGTAGCCGTAAATGCAAAAAAGTTAGGCGGCGCACTTGAAAAAACCGGTAAGTCTGCTCGCAGTGCTGATCGAAATCTCAAAGGGGCTGCTCAAGCTTCTGCAAATGGAACCAAAAACTTTTCTAAAATGGCACAAGGCATCTCCGGAGGTCTTGTTCCTGCTTATGCAACTTTAGCTGCTCAAATATTTGCTGTTAGTGCAGCTTTTCAATTTTTAAAATCAGCGGGGGATTTAGTCACTCTTCAGAAAGGTCAAATAGCTTATGCTAGTAGTACTGGCGTTGCTATGAAAACCTTGACTAATGATATTATAGCAGCCACGGACGCTCAAGTTTCTTTCAGAGACGCAGCACAGGCAGGGGCAATAGGTAGTGCAGCGGGTCTAGGAACAGACCAAATAGTCAAATTAGGAAAGGCAGCTAGGGATGCTTCGGTTATTTTAGGTAGAGATACTACTGATTCTTTCAACCGGCTTATTAGAGGTGTTACTAAAGCAGAACCTGAACTTTTGGACGAATTAGGTATTATTTTACGTCTTGAGGATGCAAGTAAAGCTTATGCAGACTCCTTAAACTTAAATGCAAAAGACTTAACACAATTTCAAAAAAGTCAAGCAGTAGCAAATGATGTTCTAGACCAAGCCGAGAAAAAATATGGTAGAATTATAGATATCATTGACCCTGGAGTTAATAAGTTTAATCAGCTTGGTAAAGCTTTTGATGATATTGTAAATAATATAAGAGAGTTAGCAGTTGGAATAGCAACCCCTCTTGCAAACTTATTCATTGAATTTCCTCAAATTGCTTATGCAGGATTCTTACTTATAGGACGAGGTGTGCTTACTGCAGCTCTCCCCGCTCTCTCACAGTTTCAAGAAACTATGGAGGGGGTGGCAAAAACCTCTAGAATCGCTTTTCAAAACTCTCAAAAAGATATAGAAAACTACACAAGAACTCTAAAAGCGGCTTCTGGAGATAAAGGAGCTGCCAAAGCTTTAGGTAAGCAGGGAGCTGCAGAAGCTAAAGCGGCTCTTGCTTCTGCGGGAATAGGAAAAGGTAGAAAAGGTTCGGGACTGGCCGCTATACTAGGAGGACAAGAACTATCAGCTAGACAACTTGCAGCTACAAAAAAATCAGCTGCTGCAATGACGGGCATCTATAAGGATATGGATGATAAAATTCGAAGAGACTTTATAAAAGCTTTGGATGACATGATTATAGCACAAAAAGTTGCTAGCGGAAAAATGGTAGTAGAAGCAGAAAAAGCAGGAAAAGGAATATCAGGGGCCTTTTTAAAGATGAAAACCGCAGTTATAGGAGGGTTTTCAGCAGTTGTTAGTTTTGCATCTAGAGCCGGCGCCCTTATAAGTGGTGCGTTTTTCTGGCTTCAAATAGCTACTCTAGCTTTCTCAGCAGGAAAAATAGCTTACGACTTTTTCTTTAAGAGTAATGAGCAAATGGAGGAAGCAGTTACTAAGCAAACAATGCTTGCTGATAGATTAAAAAGCTTAAATGAAGACTATCAACACTTTGCAGAAATACAAAAAGTAATGTTAGAGGATGCTCCAAATGCTTTAAATTTCTTTAAATCTTTTGGAGATGTTGTTGCGTCACTTACTTCAGGACAGCTTCGTTTATTAGTAGAACAATTACGAGAAGTAAATCAACAAGGATTTGGAGAGTTTCAAAGCGCTGCTGCTACTGCGCTACAAACAACTTCTAACAATATAAAAGATGTACAAGAAAATTTTGGGCTTCTTGCAGTACCAGGAGTCGACAGAGCATATGAAGATTCGCAAAGATTGCAAGAGCAAGCTTTAAAAGATACAAATACTACTTTCTTAGAGTATGTAAGAAATAAAGAAAATGCTACAGAAGCAGAAAAAAATGCTGCTGACTTTTTAAATATGCAAATAAAAGCATATCAAAACATGAAGGACGAAATAGGAGGAACTTCTAAAGCAGGTGATGAATATTTTAGACTCCTTACTCAATTAAACGAAACAGGCGATGTAAATATAAACACCCTCATAAAAGCAAAAGACGCCTATTTAGATATCGCCACAACAATAAAAGAGCTAGGAAATATAGCCGACCAAAATAGACAGCAGGTTGGTGACTTTGTTCGTGCATTATCGGGTTCAAGTAAAGAAAGTAGATTACTACAAAGTTTAGCAAATGAAAGAGAGCGAATTGAAAAAGTCTCCAAAGATACCGGTGTAGAAAATTTAGATAGATTGGATCAAATTACAAAAGAGGAAAATCTTTTAAAGAATATTATACAAAGACAGTATGAAATTAAGCTACAAACAACAGCTTTAGAGGCTAAAAATTTATCTCAGCTAAGAGGAGCTACTTCAGGTCAAAAACAAAGATTAAAAATAGATCAGCAACTAGCTGCAAACTCTATTCGACAGAGAGAGGTAGAACTTGCTATCTACGGGCTTGAGCAGCAAGCCTTAGTTCAAGGCGAAGAAATGTCTATACAAGACAGAAGAGCTCTTGAGCTTAATAGAGCAAAACTAGAAGTAATTAGACAGCAGAATATCGATTTAGAGAGACAAAAAGATATTGGAACAGAGATAGAGGATACTGTTAAAAATAGTTTTGAGTCTGGTTTTGAAAAAGGACTAGGAGATATTATAAAAGGAAAAATTTCTAGTCTTAAAGAAGCCGTAGCTAACTTAGCTACTGGAGTTTTGGAAAGTATAGCGGATGTGCTGGCAAAAAGAATGACAGATAAAGTAGTAGACTTTCTATTTCCCGTACTAGATGAAGACCCCGCGGATAAAATGAAAAATGCTCTCGTAGAGGGCGGCACAATAGCCGCGGATAAGATGAGAGCTGCGGTGTCGGGCGGGGCAGTACCAACGGCTAGCAATATTTTACAAGAAGTAACTACTCCTAAACGAGATCCAAAAAGCTCTATCCCTGAGCCTACTGGCTTTTTTGGTAAGTTATTTGGAACAAAAACCACGGGCAAAGTAAGTGTTGAAGGCCCTGATGGAGTTTATGCAGAAAGTTCTAAAACTCGAAGAACCGGAGGAATCTTTAGTGGATTTATTAATGCTTTCTCTGATGTTTTTGATAAAAATATAGAAGGCGGATTCCTTAAAAAGATGGGAGCAGTCTTCCAAGAAGGTGGAAGTCTTTTTGGAGATTTATTTAAATCCTTGCCTCAACTTCTTGGTAACCTTTTCGGAGGTATGGGTGGAGGTATGGGCGGTATTTTCGGAACTGTTGCTAGCCTTTTCTTTGCAAATGGTGGAATTGCAAAAGGCGGTTTCCGTTCTGCAGCATATGCAAAGGGTGGAATTGCAACTCGACCTACAGTAGGCTTAGTAGGTGAAGGTAAGTACAACGAAGCAATCGTACCTCTTCCTGATGGTAAATCAATCCCTGTAGCTATGAATGGTATGGGACAGCAAAATAATGTTACTGTAAATGTCTCTATTGATGGAAATGGAAATGCAAGTCAAGAACAGCAAGGTGGACAAGGTATCGATCTTGGCAAAGCAATAGCGTCTGCAGTACAGCAAGAATTGCTAAATCAAAAAAGATCGGGCGGAATTCTTAGTCCCTATGGAGCATCATAATGTCTACCTATAGTTTTACGATAACGTCGAGCGAAAAATTTGCAATTACAGGATCTACTACTTATTTGGATACTCAAGCTAGCGAGGACATAGAAGTTGTAGCAGATCGTGGATTAGGTAGACAAACAAAGTTCAATATTCTGAGAGCAAATTTCGGAGACGGATATGAGCAGCGAGTAAGAAATGGAATTAATAATGCTATAGACGTTTTCACCCTATCATTTAAGAATAGAACACAAGATGAAATTAATCTAATAGCAGGGTACTTTGATTACAAAAGAGGGCTCTCTTTTACTTTTACTGTTACAGACGGTATCAATTCAGGAGTAGCCTCAAATACTTCCTATAAAGTTGTTTGCGAAGATTATAATATCTCTTTCACAAATACCGAACTACAAACAATTACTACTAAATTTAGAAGAGTTTATGAGCCGTGACAGATTTAATTGATACAGTACAGCTTCAAGAAATAGACGATGAGCTGGTAGAGCTTTTTGATATTGCCTTACCAGGATTTGACTATGGAGATACAAATGGCAACTACTATTTGTTTGCAGGCTTTGATGGAAATACTAGTAAAATAAGTTTTAATGGTAAAACCTATAGCGCATTACCAATACAGATTACAGGTATAGAAACTACTTCCTCAGGCGCTCAATCTAGACCAACTTTAACGATTGCAAATATTCCTGTACTCGCAGGAAATGTTCAAGATAATACTGTATCAGGAACTACAGATACTGTAGAGCCCGGCGACATTGCTACTCTAGATGAAATACGTCGAGACGCACATGAAAGCTATTCAACCTATGAATACGATTTTGACTTTGATAGAAACGATGATTTAATTGGAACAAAAGTTGTATATCACAAAACTCTAAAATCAAAATTGACGAGTGGAGATGAGTTTCCTTCTCAAACTTTTTACATTGATAGAATTGCTTCGGAAAACAATCTTTTTGTAACTTTTGAGTTAGCTTCTCCAATGGATGTAGAAGGCGCTCAAATTCCTGCAAGAATGGTGATTGGCCGATACTGTCCTTGGCAGTATCAAGGAGTTTCTAGAGGATTTGGAGGCGGCTGCACTTGGGATACAGATACTGCAGGACAGCACTCCTTTTTTAGAGAAGATGATAGTATAATAGTTACTGATGCAGTATTGAATAGTGCATGGAAAGGGGCTTGGGATACTTCAACCACAACAAGTTACTTAGTAGGAGACATTGTTAGCTATACCATAAATAGCACAATTCAGTATTACGAAGCACTTTATCCTAGCACTGTTCCAAATGCAAATCCTTACTACAGTAGACGCTATTGGAAAAGAATTGATATATGTGGAAAAACTCTTAATTCTTGTAAAATAAGATTCCAAGGAAACGCTAATAATACTTCACTTGATCAGGATCAACCTTTACCTTTTGGAGGCTTCCCGGGGTCGAAGAAATATAGATGATTGATGAGATACAGAAACACTTTAAAAAAGAATATCCAAGAGAAGGCTGCGGCGTAATAGGAGTAGTAAAGGGAAAGAAAAAGTGGTTTCCCTGCACAAATTTAGCAGAAGATGATGAAAGTTTTATTTTATCTTCTTCTGAGTACTTAGAAATAAAGAAGCGCGCAGATATATTTGCAATTGTACATAGCCATCCTAATGCGTCAAATAAAGCATCTGAACATGATATAGAATGTTGTAACGCAATCGGAGTTCCTTACTATATTTTTAGTTATCCGGATATGGAACTGAATATAGTAGAGCCAACAAAAAAAGCCTACCCTCTTATTGGTAGAGAGTACAAATTTGGTGTAAGAGATTGCTTTGAAGCTCTAAGAGATTGGCTAGCAAAAGAGAATATAGAAATACCCCCAAGAGAGCCTTTCGAAGACAATTGGTGGGAAAGCAACTTAAATTACTTTAGCGAAGAAAATATTAAAAACTGGAATCATATAAAGGTAGATGCCCCACAAAGAAATGATGTACTTATTTTTCAAATTCGAAAAAATGTTCCAAACCATTGTGGAGTATACCTGGGAAATGATATTTTCTTTCATCATGCAGAGAATAGAATCTCTTGCAGAGAAAACTTATACCCTTTTTGGGCAGAACATTTAGTAGGAATTTACCGATATGATGCGTAAAGTATACTTAGAAGGAGAAATTGGTGATCGATTTGGTCACGAATTTGAAATGGAAGTAAATTCTGTAAAAGATGTTATATCTTGTTTAGAAGTAAACTTTCCCGATTTTAAAACTTATTTATTTGGCTGTCACGATAGAGGAGTTGGATTTATTTGTTCTGTGGCAGGTGAAGGCTTGCAACATGAAGAAGAGTTACTACTAGAGTACCAAAAAGGGGATATAACTATTTCTGCGGCTCCTGTAGGCTCGAAAGACGGTCTAGGAAAAATATTTCTCGCAGTGGTTCTAGCAGTAGTTAGTTATGGATTATATAGTGCCGCAGGTCTTGCAGCATTTGCGGGAGAAACTGCGCTTGCAGCGGGATTAGCAAAAGCTGGACTTATTGCAGCAAGCTTGGCAGTTAATTTTGCTTTAACTGGTATACAACAGCTTATGGCCCCAGATCCTTCTGTAGATGTTCAACAAGATGAAAGTTATCTGTTCCAAGGATCGGCACAAACAATTTTAGAAGGAGATCCCGTACCTGTTTTATACGGTAAGTTAAGAGTACCCGGTCGACCTATTTCTTTTGAAATTAAAAATGCTCAAAGGCAGTTTACAGACTATGCAAATCCGGGACAAAACTACATAGAGAATAATGATCCGGGAGGCTCCCCCTCTTCTCCGGGCGCTCCAGATAATGGCAAAAATACTTCGCAACAAGGCGGCTATACTCAGGAATCTTAAAAATGTCAAAACCAACAACTTTAACAGGATCGTCCAAACAATATATTGGCGTCGTAGATATGATCTGCGAAGGGCCTATCTATGGTCTTGTAAATGGAAAAAATTCTGTATATCTGGAGAATATTCCTTTTGAGAATTCTTCTCAAGTGGGAAGTTTTACAAGTGAAAATGCTACAACTTCTCCTACAATTACAGGACCTATACCAGGTACCACGAGTAATTATGATGTAACGGGCGTAACTCTTAGTGATAATGATATTGGAAAATACTTGGTTGTAGACATAAATAAGAGGTCTGGACTGACTATTTCTGCAGCCACTCTTCCTTATTCCGGAGGAATGCTAGCTCTTACTATAACAGATAATACCGCTTTTACTGAAGAATGGAATACTTACGGCGATAATTTAAAATTTGTAGTTTTAGAAAACGGAAATGGTATTAGGTATGAAGCACAGACTGGCGGACCCCTTTCGACAAATACTAATACTATAACAGTACTTGGGGGTGTTTTTCGTAGATTTAATGCAAGTGATACTTGGACAGTCTCCCTTTATCAAGCTAAAAAAATCCAATCTGTTGTAGATAGTAACACTCTAACTACAGAAGAGGCTTTTGATTTTAGTGTTAGTTCTGACAAGTGCTTTATTCGAGATCAAGTTGTAGTTACGTCAACTAATCCTTATGGGGATACTGCTATTGGTAAAGTAGATGGCTCTACTTTACAGTTTCGAGTAGGTACTCAAGAGCAGGCTCCTATCCAACAAGTTCATGGAGTCTCCGGGGGCGTTACAAAAACAGGAAGCGGAGGAGGAGTAGAAATTGCTCAATACTATCCTTCTACTGTTAATGATCCCCCTCTTACTAGCTATGTTACAGGTACAGCACTAACGGTGAATACAAACGGCTATCCTGAGGGGCAGTCCTATGCTGAGAATGGGGGCGTTCAAAGAACCTTCAACTCAAGTGCTTTTGGAGCTTCAAATGTTGCTTCTCAAATCGATGAAGTTAATATACGAATAAATTATAATTCTTTAATTACTTATAATAATGAAAATGGCGATAGAGAAGATGCTCACGCTATATATGTATTTGAAATTCAAACAACAAGTAATTTTAATGATGGTGACGTCACTTCTGACTGGAAAAGATTATTTAGTGAGCAGGGCGGTTATGTAGTCCATAGAGGTAGAACTACTGCGCCTGTATCTTTTGACCACACTATTGGATTAGAACGTTTTAAGCCTTTTAAAGACTTTACAATAAGAATTACTCGTCTTACTCGTGCCGCAGGTCTTCCAGTTCGATCAGATGGTGGCACAGGTGGAGAAACAGATAAAAAGAAATGGGCTTTGCAAGCATCTGCAGTAACTGGTGGGCCTAATTTAAGTGCGACTATTAAAGATAAGTTTAGTTACCCTCATACTGCTATTGCAGCTATTAGTTTTTCTTCAAAAAGCTATAGCTCTTTGCCTGTTCGAAGCTATCTGCTTCAAGGTCTTAAAGTAAAGATACCTTCTACTTACACTCCAAGGGAGTATAGAAGTGATGGTATTGCACACTATGATGGTTTCTGGAACGGTACCTTTAAAAATGAGCTGTACTATACAGACAATCCTGCTTGGGTATTTTACGATATTGTAACAAATAACAGATATGGAGCAGGTCGCTGGCTGGAAGGTGCAGAAATTAATAAATATGCTCTCTATAGAATTGCAAAGTATTGCGATGAGCTGGTAGACGATGGAAATGGAGGAACTGAACCTCGATTTAGAGCAAACATTTATTTAGCAAAAGCCACCGATGTTTATAAAGTTCTTAAAGATATGGCAACTGTGTTTACAGGCATGCTATATTGGTTAGACGGAAAAGTTACGCCTGTACAAGATGTACCTAGTGATCCTGTATACACATTTAGTAAAGGAAATGTTATTGAAGGCGCATTTAACTATGAAAGCAGTGGGAGAAAAACTCGTGCTAATCAGGTTGTAGTAACTTGGAATGATCCTAATATTAACTACGAGCCCACTAATCTAATTGTAGAAGATCGAGAAGACATTGTTAAAACGAGAAAGATTATATCTCAGAAAGCTGTTGCAATGGGAGCAACTTCTGAAGGGCAAGCACTAAGGTATGGTCGCTGGAAGCTTTGGACTGCTCAAAACCAGAAAGAAATTGTAAGTTTTGAGACAGGGCTTCAAGGTGCGTATATTCGTCCTGGGGATGTAATTAATGTACAAGATAAAGATAGATATGGAGTTGACTATAGTGGTTTAGTTAGCGATGCTATTCTGTTTGACCCGAACGATGAGGTAGAGTTAGACGAATATTACAAAATAGTTTTAGACCGTCAAATTTCAAGTCTAAGCAATGCGTCCCAGTATGAATTTAGTACTCTAGTTACAGGATACGCTGCTTTTTATACTGGATTAGATCCTATAGCTTTAGACGATGATGGTATTAATGAAGGGTATGCATGGAGTCCCTCTGATACAGTTCGATCAAAAGTTACATATAATAGAGGCGATCGTATAATTACCAACGTTCGCTATGATGATAATACTCCAAATGGAGCTGTATTAACAATAGACTCAAGCCAAGATGCTGCAAATGCAATGTATTATTCGGCCGTGGTTGGCGACACCGGCTTAAGACCCTTATCTGTAGAGTGGAAAGAATACTCTTATGTTGTTACAAAAATTGTAAATACTCCCACAACTGAAAACGGAAAAACAGTACTTACAGTAGATCAAACTCATACACTCCCAAATAGAAAGGGCGACAGCAATACAAGTGTTACTCAGCCAGACTACACTTCTGCAGAACTGCCTATAGAGGGAACAGTTTGGGCGTTAAAAGCATTAGATTCTAGTAATGTAAATATTTTGGGGTCTGTAAAAGAATATCGAGTGCTAGGAGTCTCAGAAGGCGACACCAAGAATACTTATGGAATTACCGCAGTAGAGCATTATAATACAAAATATGATGCTGTCGATAAAGACTACGCTCTTGGATTGGTTCCCGATAATACCTATGCTGAAATAGAAGATCCAGATGCTGATGTACCTACTCCAGGGGTTCTCTATGTAGTTCTTGAAACAGATTCGACAAAACCAGGAGAAGAACTTCGTCTTGAATGGACAAAGCCACTTGAAACTTATGAAGCAACAGACGGTAATGGAGATCTTGTTGAAAGAGAACGAGAGTACGAGTTTCTTTCTGGCTATGAATTGCACCATAATATTCCTGATCAAGAATCCCCAATTTTTACCACTAATACAACTTTAAAATTTGAACAAGTTCCGAATGGCCTCTATACTTTTAGAGTTCGTACTGTATCGAAAAAGAGTAATTTCTCTGACTATGTTTCAACTAGCTATGAAGTAGATGATCCTTTTGGAGCAAATGTACCTCGAATTATTGGAGGCATTCCAAAAGGCTTAGTAACAAATAGTACTGCAGCAATAAAAAGAGATGCTACTCTTACAGATGAAGAAGATCAATATGTTGTATACTGGCCCGATGGTCGGCTTGGTAAAAGTATTGGCAATCAATTTTTAGGCGCAAATACAAATGCCACTTCTCTTGCCGATATTAAACTCTTTGGCTTGGCACAATCTGGTCCCGTTGCATATGTTGCATCCGATGAATCAGGTACTAGTGATGGAGCGTTAGACGGGTATGGCGGAGATACTGAGTGGCATTGGCTTCACTATGATGGTGCAACAAAGCTAGGTTTCTACAATACCACTAGCCTTGATAATCTTCCATACTTTAATGAACTTCCTACAAATGGATGGAGAGGAAGTGCTCAACCTTGGGTTGCAGTAGGCTCCGGATATGGAGACACCGTATCTCTTACAGCGGGGTCAAATAAACTTATTGGAAGTGGCACTGAATTTAAGGGAAGCAATAGTAATAGGCAATTAAAACTTCGAGATGTTGTACATTTTGACGATAAAAACGAATCTTTTGAAATGTATAAAATTCAAGAACTTGCAGAAGTAAATTCAGAAAATGTAGTATCTGTGCATGTTCGAGAGCCAAATTTAGCCGGAACAAATACTGTTACTTTAGGCTGGAGCGATGGAGACATAGTTACTTTCGAAAGAGTAGGCGGCTCAACAACTGTTAATGGCCAGTACTACTATGTTAAAACAACCTCGGATGCCGATAGAGTTAAACTTTATTTTGATTATGATCTTACAGATGCCGTAGAAACTTCAGATTTAGGAGGAACTCATACAAATCTTACCGGATTTGTTACTCGTGCAAAAGTTAAGGCAGCAAAAGTAGTTGCAGTCATTGATGATCAGACAGCTCTTCTTGACAGAAGTTTTGACGAAACTTTTACGGATGTAACTCTTTATAGATATTCGTATCGAGTCGATTATACAGATGATGCTGTATTTGGTCGAGTAAAATGGAATAGCTACTCTGATGAAGGAGGCCATTCCTTTACTTTAGAAACTTTCCTAATTATTGACAAAGGTCTTTTTACTGGGGGCAGAGACGTTATTGTAACTCCTTCAGATCCTGTTATTCAGTACAATGCTACAGGTACTACTCAAATTACTCAACCCGGCGAGATTACAGTAGATGTAAAGGGTATTGGATTTACCTCTCCTCAGTTTCGTTTAATTGAGATGACGGGAGCAGGAAGTCTTGATTTTGAAACTCCTTCGGCTACCTGGGAGGATCCTGACGCAGAAGAAGGCACTACAAAAACCTTTACAATCGCAACAGAATCTGAGGGGAATAACTTTCCTTGGGATAGCGGCGATCCTGTAATAATTACCGCAGAGGCTAGAGAAGCAACAAATACAGGTATTAATGCAGAGGGTAAAGGATACATAACAAAAGTAACCGCAGGATCTGATGGCTTGAATGGCAAAACTATGACCACTCAGTCGGAAGATTATAGTATTATTTATGATGAAAGTGGTCGTAATCCTGTAATGAATGGAACCGATCAAATTCTAACTATAACGGCTACTGCAAAGAACTTTACAGATCCAAAATTCCGCTTTACCTTTATTGGAACAGAGCTTCAAAGTACCACTAATTTTACACTTGCAGGAAATGCAGGGCATGATGCAGATGGAAATCCTGGAACTGGAACATACTCTTGGGGAGACTGGAAGTATCCAAATGTATCTGGTGAAACAACTTCAACGGCTACTGTTGCAATCCCAGATAACTATGATGGAAATTGGGGAAATAATAAACATCAAAGAACTTTTATTGTTCGTGTAGAGGGTCAAGAAGATGGTGACTCGAGTGAAACTGTAGAAGCATTTGACGAACTTTTGGTTATTGGTGTTCACGCTCTTAAAGGAGGCTACTGGGCGCTTCTTAGCAATCCTGCTCATACGGTTGTTACAGATGTTTCTGGAAACCCTATTGGTACTGTTACAAGTAATTATGTTACTTCCGAAGGCTCAGGTACTACAATCGAAGTTGGAAAAGGTTCAGAAATTCTTGATTATGCAGGTGATGGAGCTTGGGCTGTAAGTGTTGACGACGATGACAAAGTAGGTAAATACAGACTTTCTTATAGTTATAGTGCGACTGATATAAGTTTAGGCGCTGTTGACTCAACTAATGTAGAGCTTGTGTCAATTGGAGATCATGGGTTTCATGAAACAGATTGGGATTCTGAAACTGGCTCAATTACTTATACAATTGAACTTGAAGATACAGATGAAACAATTGCACTCAGTCAGGGATTCTCAAAGTCAAAGCAAGGCTTTGGGGGAATTGTTGTTACAAACAAGAATGCGTTTGAAAGTCTGCCTGTAGACAAAAATAATAAAGTACTTGTAAATGCAAGTTTTGATGCATATTCATTAACAGCTACAGAGCTGAATGTTTACATGATGGGTTTAAGTTTGCCCTATTATGCAGATACATCTGCTGCAAATTCTGCAACTACACCTCCCATTGCATGGTGGACTTATGGCAGCAGTGATGATGGCATTGGAATTAATGCTGCAGATGCAAGTACATTTACAGAGCCTTCGAACGGATCTACGGGTGCTTTGGTAATTCCGGCAGCATCAAATATGACTGCTGATACTGCAACTATTACATGGACTCTAAATGTTTATGTGCTTGGAACGGATGGAACTTACAACTTAGAGCAAGTAACTACAACTCAGCAGATTACAAAAACTAAAAATGCTTCCAATATTTCTGCATATTCTACTATAGGACATTATAATTTTGATGCAGATAATTTAAGTGCGGAGTCTCCTGCATCTGCTTATGTAATTAATTGGAATATTACTGCTCCTGAAGGAACATATGAATATGTTACTTTGGAAGGTGGTCCTCTATCTTCCGAAACGAAACAAACAGGGTCTAGTTATACTAATTCCGCTCCGGATTATGAAGATGGAAATGGTAACTTAAACTATCCTATTACTTTTACTGCAAGATTATATAACTTTGATGAAAATGGAGGGGGAAGCCCCACTTCTGCAGATCTTCTTGATGTAGATACTGTAACAATTAGTGCAAGTAAGAGTGCCGCAGATAATATTATCATGGAACTCGATAATGATAACGAAACCGTATCTGGTAGTACTGGAAGCGCTATTACAGGCAGCCCTGTAGCCAGCACCACCGCACAGGTATTTGTAAATGCTATTGATGATACTTCTAACTGGACTTTTACAGCCTCAAATGTTACTAGTGGGATAACTGGATCTATATCTGGAGCCACATATAATATTACAAATGTTTCATCTACCTTTACAAGTGGTAGTGTAACTATTACAGCAAGTAAGACAGGTTCAAGTTATGCTTCTCACGAAAAAGTATTTACGGTTACTAGAGTCAATGATTCTGCAACTTTTAGAATAATATCAAATTATTCTGCAGTTGTTTATGATGCGAACGCTAATACTTGGACTCCTTCTAATAGAGTAGTTACTTTTAATTTTTATAAAATTGAAGACGGAACTTCAACTGCTTTTAACGGCAGATACAGAATAAATGACGGCACCCTTACTGCAGGAAGCTCTGCATCCTATACGTTTCCTTCAAATAATACCGTTTCCAGTGTAAATGTAAAACTTTATAATGCTTCAGGAACAGCAACTTTATTAGATGAAGAAACAGTGCCTCTGGTTTTAGGGGGAGAAGATGGAGCAGATGGAGCAGATGGAGCAGATGGAGCTCAAGGACCTCAAGGACCTCAAGGACCTCAAGGACCTGAAGGGGATTCGGGGGCTTATGCGGGTATAATTTTACTTAGAGATGGTACTGGTGCTCCCACCTCTGCCAGACTAAGTGGCATAGGCTTAAATGCTGCAGATGTTTTAAGTGGAACATACGCCATATGTTATGCAAGTCCTGGGTCTACTAGTGCTAAATCATATAGAGCTACTCAGAATAACCCAACTCTAACCACGCACTGGAGTCAAGTGACAATAGTAACTACAGATGTAGTTGCAGCAAATGCAATTCAAAGCGAACAGCTACAAATATCGCAGAATACAGGAAGTAATAGAATTTACATGGATGGATCAAATAATCGTATAGATATATATGATAGTAATAATCTTAGAGTTAGATTAGGGCAGCTTTAGTAATAACCACCAAAAAAATAACACTTGACATAAAATGTCCCCTTTGTTATAATTTCATCATAGGAGAACTTTAATGAGCGCAGCAACTTACAACTTATTCATTGACCAAGGATCCGACTTTGCTCTTGACTTAGTGCTCAAGGAAAACGGTTCCGCCATGGATTTGACCAATTACTCCGGTCGGGGGCAACTGCGCTCGACTCACGAGTCAACAACTGTGGCTGCCTCTTTTACTATCACAAAGACAAACCCAACCGGGGGTGCATTGAAGATAGAACTTAGTAATTCTGCTTCAACGGCTATGGCAGCAGGTCAATATGTCTACGATATTGAAATTTTTACCAACGCGGATGGCGTTGTAAAAAGAATAATGCAAGGTAATGCAACTGTGAATCCTGAGGTAACTCGATCATGACTGGGCCTGCAGTAATTGAAGTAACTGAAAATGTAACAGAAATCACTGCAAGTAGTGATCAAATTACGATTAATCTCACTGATGATGTTACTACGATTCAAGCTTATTCTTTGGCAATTCCTCTTGCAGTTCCAGGAGTGATTGACGCGTCTAGTGTAACTGTAAGTGCATACAATACAATTTCTTCGGGGTTTTTAGATAACGCTCTGAAAGAACTTGCAGATCAAAATTTTCGAGGAGACTCGACTCCCACTGGTAATTATATAGAAGAGGGAGATACGTGGTACGATACCGACGACAATCAATTAAAAGTATACCGTGAAACGAGTAGTGGAGTCTTTGAGTGGGTTCCTATAATGGTAGGAAACATTTCACCCGATTCTGACACTCTTGACGGCGGAGCCTTTTAAGGCTTATTTGGAGACTATAAATGGCTCAAATTATTAAAATCAAAAGAAGTACTGGAAGCACCGCTCCCGCTACTCTAAATGCAGGTGAATTAGCCTATACCGGGGGAGATGGTAAGCTTTACATTGGCGATCCTGCAAATTCAAATGCTGTAACTATAATTGGCGGTAATGAGTATATTGACATATTCCCTGCGGCGGCAGGAACTCTCGAAGCAAGTAAATTAGTACAAGTCGACTCCAGTAAGAAAATTAATGAGTGGCTTGTTGACAATATTACTCTTGACGGAAATACAATTTCTACTACAAGTGGTGATCTAATTATCGATCCTACTACTGGTAGTATTGATCTTGCTACTGGAGGTGCAATTGAATTTAA